CAATGATCAAGTTTCCAGTGCCACGCAACATGCCAAAAGACAAGGTATTGCCGCTGTGGCCTGTGAATTTCAAAGCTGTAACAGACTCCAAGAGAGCAGTCTGCAAATAAAGAGTTAGACACAAAAGCCGCTAAATAAACAATCATGCGCATTCACGATATCATAAAAGAAGACGGAGAAGCTACCAGCACACTGAGCAGTAGTGTGGCCACAGTGGCTTTTCCCTTATTTGGCGACCCTAAGATGATACGCAGGGCCGTTGATCCCAACGGCTATCTCAGCGGTAAAAAGAAAAAGAAAAAAGTATCTGAAAAGATGGATCCGTTCCAATCACAGGCGATTTCGTCTCTTACCAGCATTGGTAATCCATACAAAGACAACTATGAATGGGGGAAGAAAGTGGCAGGACACGATGGAAAAAAGCAAACTGCTCCAAAGTCGTCCAGTTCAAATTCCCCATTTACTGATCAAGGTATAACAACAAGCCAATTTGATGTTGAACGCAAGATGGCCAAAGCAGTGGCCAAGAATCCCAAAACCCACACTGGCAAAGGCAGCGACGAGCCAGTGGACACAAACAAAACAAGTCCTGTAGTCAAGATCAAAGAAGCACCAGAACTGTTCTCAGACAACGTGATCTATCGCTTGGATCCAGAGAATCCCATGGACGACAGCGAGATCCTTGTGATCGGTGGTGCTGGCCGTTACAGTCTCAAAGGTCTACGTGCCAAGGCTCGTAAAGAAGCCGCACAGCTGGCACACGATTTGCAAACAGAACACGGTCAGACATTTAGATCCGGTGCTCACAATGTCAAGCAACTGGCAAACACATTGAACACATTAGTAGCGGCATATGACCAGCTAAACAAGATTCGCAGTAAGGGTGGAACCAAAGCCCGCGGAATAAGAAACGAAGACCAAGCCCTGATTGGCGAGTGCATGACTATCGCAGAGCAGTGGACAGCAAAATTCAAATCCAAGGTGACACAATGAAAATCAACCAACTAGGCCAAGTAGCCGAAGCCAAGATGAAATGCAATAGTACTCCAGCAGGCAAGGCTTGCCCTGTACACGGGCTCAAAGAGTGCTCAGGTTACAGTATGACAGAAGCCGCAGAAGAAGTGACTTGTTCACAATGCGGTAAGGGTTTTAGTTCTAAGGGACTAAAGGCTCCATACCAAACTGGCTTCTCGCATTGCAAAGATCACAAGGGCATGAAGATTGTGTCTGAGGATCGAACAGAAGTCAAAGACAAAGAAGGCAAAGTCGTTAGTTGGAAAGATGAAGGCGACTGGAAAAAGTCCACTGCTAAAAAAGATCCACGTGGTAAAGTTACCAACATGAGCGACAAAGCACGTAAAGAAACTGAAAAGATGTCTAAAAATGAAAGACTTAAAGAGGCTCACATTCTCAGCATGCATGTGGAAGACGATCACGAAGTAAAGATGGCACAGGGCGATCTATATCAGATGGCCAAGAAGACAATCGCATTGCACAAGATGCTGGACAATGTTGATCAGCTGGAAGGTTGGGTACAAGGCAAGATCACACTGGCAGCAGATTATGTTGCCACAGTTTACGATTACATGGATCACCAACTGGCAATGGCTGGTAACATCGATGGTATTGGCGAACAAATGGCTGAAGCTATTGTACCAACAGGTTCGACTGTGAGTGCCAAGAAGTTGCCACCACAAACAGCGCAGGTTGCCAAGAAAGTTGCACAGGGACTCAATACTTCACAGCATTCAGTCATGACTGACCCTGAAGGAAATGTTTCTATCGTGGCCAAGAAAGATGTTGCCAAGAAGAACGCACAAGGCAACATGGAAGTGACTGAAGAAGATAATGCACCTGCTGAACAGTACAAGAGCTTGAATGATGTTTACCCAGCTGGTTCAACTGAAATTTGGTACTGGAAGGAAGACTTTGGCCGCGATGCCATGATGGGTGCCAATTGGCTGGCCAAGCATAACAGGATGCCAAAGCCAGAAAACATCGGCGACAGCTATGTGTTGATTGGTAAGATTGCAGAAACCAATCTAGACAAGATCTACATGAAGATGCAGGGCGAAATGTGGAGCCCTCGTGGACAAGCTCGTAGCATGATCCGTTCAAGCGGCACTGGCCACACTTCAATGAGCATGGGTGACATTGTCAAGATTGGCGGCAAGTTCATGATGGTTGACCGTTTTGGATGGCACGACATTTCACAACAGCCACAGGAAGAAAGTTACCAGCCATTGCGCAAAAAGCCCATGGACGAAGGCGTGATGAGCGAGATTGATCTAGAGCTTGCTGAGATTGTTAAGACTCAAGATATGGATGCATTGTATGATTTGCTAACTGCCAACACACCTACCGGCAAGTATGTACAAAACATGGCAGACGATATTGCAATCGATAATCGATTCCTTGATGATGACCATGAAGAACTACTAACTGCTGTAATGGATCGTTTGGTAGACGATTTTGGGGTAGACGAATCAACATTTGCCGATGCTGGTGCCACGCTAGGCGGAACACTTGGTGGTGCAGGCGGGTTTGCTCTTTCTAAAAAGAAGAGTGGCTATGTAGCAGGTGCCGCAGTTGGTTCAGCTATAGGCGCAACTGCTGGCAAGTGGTTGGACAAGAAGCTGGGCAACAAGCCTAAATCACCTGAAGAGATGAAAGAAGCAGACGAGCCAGAAGCAGACGGCAATGAAAACGGTATCTATCAGATGCGCAAGGTAATCAACTTGCGTGGTCAGTATGATGTACCATTTGCTGATGGCAAGAAGGTACGAGTGCCTGTAAACATGGCGCATGCTGTATTGCAGAAGTTTGCCAGCTTGAGAATGCCAAACGATAAGTTAGCGTTTACTCGCTCAGTAACCAAGAGCTTTGATTCTCTCAAAGCCGCAATTGGTGTAAGAGAAGATGTTGATGCACGTGCCAAGAAGATATTTGGCGAAGACTGGGGTTCAAGTGATACATCAGCTGCCATCAACATGATGAAAGAATATATCCGTTCAACACACGGTGGAAGATACAATCCAGAGACGATTGAAGATGCCGCACGTGATGCTGGTGAATTCTATTACGATCAAATGGGATACGACACACCTGAAGATGCCGCTGATAGTTTGGTCAGCCACTTTGTACGTCGTTGGATGAGCGGTAGCTTGAAAGCTGATTAAGGATCACTAAGATGCGTGTGCATGACTTTTTTGAAAATAAGATCAAGGGTGCTGACGGTAAAGCCTGTTGGGACGGTTATCGTTACAACGGTACCAAAGACGGTAAAGACAGTTGCGTTAAAGTAGACGAAGCTCGTGCAGATGTCAACTTTGATGCAGAAGATCTCAAACGTCTTGAACGTATCAGTGATCTCGAAACACTAAAGACACAGGCATTTGCGCTGATCAGCAAGCCAAGTGCCAAGCCAATGAAGCCTGAAAAGGTATCTTGGTTCAAGCAGGCACTTGCCGGCAAGTCAAACAAGATTGCTGTGATCAAGATGATGTACGACCTAATGCTGAGTGGTGAAGGTAATTCAGTAGTTGGTAGCAGGAACAGCATGAGTCCCAACAGCTATCGCAAGGTATTCAATTCAGCTACCAGCGAAGGTATAGATGAAGCTTATCAAAATGACGAATCCAATCTTTTGTACATTTACGATAAGACAGATGGTCGCCTCAAACAAAAGATGATTGACAACCTCGATGAGCCACGTGCTCGTAGCATGGGTTATCGTGATAGCATCGAAGGTGCGCTTCGTGTGGCCAATATCATGCGTAGCAAGTTTGATGCCAAGAAGTTTGTACAGAAGCAAGGCAATCAATGGGTACCAGTTTATCCTTTTGGCCAGCAACAAGCAACAGAAGCATTTTCAAGTCCTCCTCCATTCAAAGACATGATCTCCGCCATCTACCAACCCAAGGTAGGCGACAGCATACGCACACGCAAAGGTGGACAGATTCCTGGCACTGTGGAAAAAGTCGCAGATCATAACGGAATTGAATACTGTTGGTTCCGTCATCCTGAAGGCAAACTATACAAGACTCCTTGCAGTAATGTAATGCGAGGTTGACATGTTGCAGGTATCATCCAATGCACTCAGGGAAGATGCCACTGTCAAATGGGAAGTAAGCGATTCCTGCTTCACTGAAGACAACATCAAGTACTATGACAAAGATGGCTTTGAACTTTGCCGTCTTGAAAAATCATATTACCGCATACACGGCTATCCTTTTGGTCAACATCTAAACCACGACAGCGTGTGGCAAGAGTCGTGGTTCATCAGAGAACCTCAAACCCACGGACTTATCATTGATCATAGCATGATATTGCATCGCTGTGATTTTGCAGCCAGTGCCAGGGCACAGATAGAACGACATCGTCAAGATCTTCCCAGGCTTGACTTTATATTACGTACTCGTCGCAAGTGGGGGCTTGACATGGCGCTGGACTGGGCAGATGAAAAAGGTGCATTTGAAGTCATACATATAGAAATGGATTCATACGAATACAACGAAACATGTGATGACAAACAACGCATAGAAGAATTTATACTAAAGACCGATTGGGAAGCTGCCGCAAAAAGTATCAGGGCTAAAAGAGACCAATGGGAATCACTTGTGGGTATTGCACAGAATGATTGGAAAGCAAGATACTTTGGTTTTCCTCAAGCTGAACGAACACAAAAAAGTGGCTGATATGAATTTGATAATTGATGAAAGCATTCCTGGATGGAGTTGGCCTAGAGATCTTAGGCTTCTTGCAATGATAGCACAAATGGTACCCGACAACAGTATCATAGTTGAAGCCGGTTGCTATCTTGGTCGTAGCTCTTATGCTATCGCGTCTAATCTTAAACCCACATGCACATTGCATGCCATAGACATATGGGATACAGATCTTTTGTATTTCTCTGTCGCAGACCAGCTATCTCAATTTGAAAAAAATAACACAAAAGGTTCTAAAGAAAAATTACAACATGCCGCAAGGCTGGCAGAACAGACTGGTAGCTGGTACCCCGGCTGGGCATTGTTCACACAGGACTGTAATGCAGTTCCTTTCAAGATGCGCATAGATGAATATGTTATTCCTGACAATGTTTGTGCAGTATTCATTGATGGTAATCATACCTATGATGATGTTATTGCAGACATACGTAAATTCAATGTCAACGAAGAAATATTACTAATTGGTGATGACTTTTGTTGGACTTTTCCTGATGTCACACAAGCAGTGGGCGTGATCAAAGAAGAAACAGGAAGAACATTGGTATCGCTACCAGATAGTGCTACATGGTTCCTTTGGCCAAGAAAAGGTCCTTGGGCCAATAAACTCAACATGTTCTTGAATCGAGCTGGACGAGATCTTAAATACCTCAGAGGTGAATGATGAAAAAACTAGTAACCATTGTAATACTAGCAACGACCTTATCCGGATGTGCTGGCATCATGGATCTGATGCCTAGCCATTGGGATCCTAATGAATCAGCTGCCATCACTGATGCCCGCTATTCAGCAGTCAAAGCCGACTGTGCGAATCCCAAAATTGCAGAAGACCTGCTAAAAGTACAGCAACGACTGGATTGGCTGGTACTATACACAGAAAGCAAAGGCAGCAAAGATATCAACAAGATGCTTACTCCTGTAAAGGAAACGCTTGATCCGCTAGTGCAACGAGCACAGCAAGGCGGCATGAGCCCTGCTTATTGCCAGCTGAAAATGAAGATCATACGTGCTGAATTAGATGCAGTAGCACGTGGAACCAACGCAAGGAACATGCCATGACATTAGAACAACTAGCACAATGTGGTAAGCCCTGGGCACAAGAACGTGCGCAGGTAGCATTAGATATGCAAAAGATGTTTGCCAATGGTGAAATGTCTAAGGAAGAGTTTGTAGAGCTTACACAGGACTTGATCCGTGCAGATCAGCTGAACAAAGACGCAGATGATGTAGAAACCAAGGCCATGCTAGAAACAGCAATCAAGCAGTTGGTATCCATTGTAGGCGGAATGATCTGATAAATATCGGATAGGAGATACATCATGGAAGAACTAGTTATCGCACTCAAGAAAGCATTGGCAAACACATTTGCTTTCTATCTTAAAACACACGGATTTCACTGGAATGTAACTGGTCCAGACTTCCACCAATATCACAACATGCTCGGCGATATCTACGAAGAAGTATATGGTAGCATAGATCAGTTTGGTGAGGAAATTCGCGCACTTGGCGACTATGCTCCTGCCAGCTTTGCTCGTTTTGCCGCACTGACTGACATTGAAGACGAACTTAAAATACCACCAGCATTGACAATGATTGAGCGTTTGCTTGCTGACAACGAAAAAGTACTAGCGGTGATTGAAGCCGCATACAACGCCGCTGAAGCAAATCATGCGCACGGGTTGAGTAACTTCTTGGCCGAACGTCAAGACGCACACAAGAAACATGCGTGGATGTTATCAGCTACGCTAAAAAGATAAGGACATATCATGATTGAATTAGAAGCACTATATGCCTGCTTTCCGCAGACCAAGAAAGACCGTGTGGCTTACTTCCATGAAGGTATCTGCCAAGCGTTTGAAGTTTTTGAGATCGATAATCCACGTCGCCAGGCAGCGTTCCTTGCACAATGCGGGCATGAATCTGGTGGACTAAGACTCACTGAAGAAAATCTAAACTACAAAGCAAAAACATTGATGGCTCTTTGGCCCAAGAAGTTTGCTGGTGTTGCAGACGAGTATGCTGCCAAAGGTCCACAGGCTATCGCCAGTCGTGCTTACGGTGGCCGCATGGGCAACGGCCCAGAAGAAACCGGAGAAGGTTACACATATCGCGGTCGCGGCTTGATCCAATTGACTGGCAAGGACAACTACATTGCCTGCGCAGATGCATTGGGCATTGACATTGTTAGCGAGCCAGATTTGGTTGCGCAGAATCCAATCGCTGTTCTTTCGGCTGGTTGGTTCTGGGATACACATCGTCTCAATGCACTTGCTGATGCTGAAGATTTGGTAACAATGACCAAACGCATCAATGGTGGTACCATTGGACTCGAAGATCGTATCAAGCACTACGAACATATGAAAGAAGTTCTGGGCGCATAATACTACATAAACCAAAGAATCTCCTTGACATATAGCCGCTAGAGTAATATACTAGTAGCTATAAACAAGGAGATTCCTATGAACGCACGAATGTTCTCGGCTGAAGACAAGGCCAAACTCACACGCATTATCAACGAAGGTATTCAGGTCACAACTGAGATACAAACTCTCAAAGAAGGACTTTCCGAAACAGTAAAAGCCATTGCTGAAGAAATGGATATGAAGCCAGCTGTTCTACAAAAGGCAATCCGCATCGCCCATAAGTCAACACTTGGCGAAGAGAAAGACAAGCTCACAGAAGTTGAAGAAGTACTCGAGGCCGTTGGCCGTACATTGTAATGAATGGCTTCATTGCAGACATCTACCAATGGATAAAAGATGACTACAAGACGAACCGAACAAGGTTTGTTGTGGAGGTTGTTGCTTGGGCTATCAGCATTGGCTGTAGTATTACTATGGCCCTTACTGTTCCTAATCCTCCTCTGCTTATGCTTTATCCTATTTGGATTAGCGGCTGTGGCTTATATGCTTGGGCCAGTTGGACTCGTGGTAGCTTTGGCATGCTTGCTAATTATATACTCCTCACTACTATTGACACTGTTGGCCTCATTAGGATGATAATGCAATGAGTAGTTCGGATGTAAGGTTCATTGCGGTAATCATAGTTCTCATGCTATTATTCTACGGTGAGCCAGATTTATTTGATGCAATGAGAGCGGCTCTCATGCGTTACTTCAACCATATCTAAGGAATATCAATTTGAGCTATGTTGACGCTTGGTACCAGAAAGAAAAAGATCTGGTTAGGGTAGTAGAGCGCAAGGAAGGACGTCGCATCTATCGCGACTATCCGGCCAAGTATGTTTTCTACTATCCTGAAAAAGGTGGTGCGTTTACCAGCATGTATGGTGAACAGCTCACACGTGTACAAGTCAGCGGGCACAAGGCATTTGATAAAGAAAAGCGCATACATGGACACAAGCGATTGCATGAAAGTGACTATCGCCCACTCAATCGCTGTTTGGAAGACAACTATCTAAACAGCGAAGATCCAAAG